GAGGCAATTGCTAGTTCTAGGTTAAATGCTCGTTCTATTCTCGGAAATGAAGCAGGACCAATGTATTCGCACTTTGCTGGATCAGAAATGGGATATTAAGTTATGAGAGGTTTAGATCCATTCAGACAGAAGCTTGTAGATAGTCTAACAAGAGAAGAGCTTCTAGAGATAATTGGAGATCAGAATCCGGATCTTCTTCGTGGTGTCGAGAGAATTGAGTTTGTATTTAAGCATAAGCTTCGGCACCTTAAATGGGAATCAGGCCCAGAGGCTGGTGAGTATATTCAGGGTAAGCCCTTAACTCGTGAGGAGTTAAGTCTACTTATTGATGAACCATTTAAGATTAAGAGAGAATTGACCGCAGCTGGCTTAGACGAAGAACAGCAACGTAAGATCCACATAGCTAAAGATCCGGTTACATGGGCGCGTTCAGTACTTAAAGATCCTGATGGCAATCCGATTCAGCCAAGAGTTTATCAAGTACTTGTATTACGTCATCCCTCTATTAGAAAAGTACTCCGTCAAGGACGACGAAGTGGCAAGTCGTACTCATTGGCTTTGTTTCTTCTCCATTGGGCTTATATTCATAACAATGCTAAATGTCTAATCATTACACCCCAGAAAGAACAGGGTGGACTGATCTATAAGTCAATTCTTGAATTCGTTCAAGCAAGTCCTATAATAGAAGACTCAATTTCTAGAAACGTAACTTCACCTCAGTATAAGATTGAGTTATCAAACGGATCTGAAATTAAGTTCTTCTCTTCGGGGGTTAACTCTGGTGGTAAGGCCAACATTGTCCGTGGTCAGGAAGCAGATGTACTTGTGCTAGATGAGTTAGACTATATGCATCCAGATGACATTACTTCTTTGTATGCTATGCTCCAGACAACTAGGGAAGGTCAGGAAGAAAAGGTTCTGATCGCCGCATCAACCCCAACTGGTCAGCGCACTACGCCTTTCTGGGAGTTCGCGCATAATCCTCGTTTTACTGAGTTCTGGTTCCCTTCTATGTGTAACCCTTTCTGGACTCAAGATACTGAAGATGAAATGAGAGGCCAGTATTCGGTAAATGATTATGCTCACGAATTTGAAGCTGACTGGGGCGAAGATGTAACTGGTGTTTATCCTCGCCGTTATCTAGATCGCCAGTTCCTTCAGGATGAATTCCCAGACGATCCAGAAGATCCACACGCAACTAAGCCTGGATGGAAGTGTTGGGATTATACCAAGCCGATTCCATCTAATTCTAGCGACTCATTCTATGTCATGGGTATTGACTGGGATAAGTATGGTGCTGGTACAAATATGGTTGTTCTGGAAGTCTGTGGTTCTAGATATGAAGATCCACAGTTCCGCAACAAGGTTAAGTGTATTTTCAGAGAAGAAACTCGTAAAGATGAGTATTCTTATCTGAATGCGGTGAAGCGGATTATCGCACTGCATAAGGTCTTTAACTTTAGACATATCTACGCAGATGCTGGAGCTGGTGAAACTCAGATCGAAATGCTTCACAAGCATGGGGAGCTTCATCCAGAAACTAAGTTACGTAAAGTCGTTAAGCGTATTGCCTTCGGTGAAGCTATTGAGCTTACAGATCCAGAAACTTTCCAGAAGGACAAGAAGCCGATCAAACCATTTATGGTAGACAACCTACATAACTTCTTGGAAAAAGAATATATTTACTTCTCGGCCAAGGATCAGGAATTGTATACGCAATTAGTAGGTTATCGTATTAAGCATGTCACAGAAGCCGGTCGTCCTGTATTCGAGCCGGGTGATAACTCTGTAGACCATGCTCATGATGCGCTAATTTTAGCGTGTCTTGCTATAACGCAGAACTATGGGGATTTAATGAAACTCAATCTCGCGCGTTATGGTACAATCATACAAGGTAATATATTTCAATCCTTAGTTAAAGCAGACACTGACGAGAGTACTTCGCGTGTAGCATTAAACGATCAGAATGGTCCTGTATTGGTCCGTCGTGCATTTGCGGCTACAAAAGGTCGAGCAACACCAAAGGTGAGTAGAAGAAGTTTTTAAATGGCAGCATTTGATACACCCAAAAATCCATTAGATGTATCAGCACCCTTAGGTCAACATAGCAAAGGTGTGGAGTGGTTTAAGCCACCCACCTTTCAACCTACTTACGCTAACTTAGCGACGATACAAAGCTTAATAAATTCTGTACAAAGCAATCTTATATCACTGCAGCAGCAACTGGTTTCTGCAATGGATGGGTTAGCTTTACCGGTAACTATATCAGATACCACCCTAGCCGCAGCAGTAGCTCAAACTTGGCCGATTCAGCTAGGATCCCCACCCAATTACGTCACTTTCAATTACTATAATTACCTGTTGGGCCATACTTCTACGGCCGCAACAATAATTACTAACGCCTATCTGGCAGCAGCCCAGAATGTCGGAGGGAACGACGCAATTGACCTACTCCCGGTTGTTCAAGTCCTCATTGCCGAAGTCGGTTATGTAAATGGCTTCATTACGAACAATCTCTCAGGGGGCATAGTTGACTCGTCGGAACAACGTATTGCCGAACTATTCCAAGACTTACTCACCTCCCTTAACACACAAGTACAAAACGCGCAAAACGTATTCCAAAACCAAGGTGTCATCCTCTCCTCGACCGAAACAGCCCAGCTATCCCAGGGAGATGCCCAAAACGCACAAGCACTGTTTCAAGTTAATCTAAATAAGCTTAATATACAGCTTAATCAGAATATACACACTTTAAACACAAACTTTGCGTCAAGCGCTGCTGTTTTCTATAGCCAGTTTCTTGAACCGGCTCTGCAATTCAGGCAGAATGTAGCTTCACAGATGCTCCCTATATATTCGGGAGTACTTGGTTCTGTTCTTAACTCATCTATAGATGCGACTAACCAAAATTTACATAGCGCTTTAGTAGATCAGCAAAGTAGAATACAATTTTTAGCTAATCAGGTTGATACTATCATGACGGATATTATTAACCGTGATTCATTCCGTAACTGGATTGATCAGCTATCTACACACGGGGTACCTGTACCTTCTGGTGTGTCTGGAGTTATGATTCAGGCAACAGATTCACCAGCAGCATTGACTTTCTTTAGTGAAGTTGCCGCAGGTGGAGTTATTCCTTCCGCTACTCCATCGTTCAATGCCGATCATCTAAAACTAGATAACACTCTCAATCTACAGTGCCATCCCCAGTATCTAACAATAACAGATTATAATTCAGCTACTCCAGCTTGGTATAGTGATACTGATTCGGGTGGGGGGACCTTAGATTTATCTAATTATGTAACTACGTCAGGTATTAGTTTAACTGACACCTCCACAAACGATATTTTTATTAGCGAATATGGCCCTGCGAATGTCTATATTAAAACTACAGATGGCGGTAGTGTTCATATTAATAGTTCAAGTAATTTAGGAAGAGTTGTTGGTGGTATAAATTATCCACTCAGTTCTGGACTGGGTATTAATCCGGGTGAAGTATATATTAGTAGTGCATCCGGAATTGGGACTTTTATTTCAGATGATCAAGGTATAGGATATGGAATTGCCCTAGACGCTTATCAGGGTAATCCTGAGGTAAGTGTTGCGCGAATTATTGTCGGCGGTGCATTAACTAATGGGAATGGAGTAGATGGATCTATAGGTACCGTTAGTACCGGTGGTCTGTTTATAAGTGATACTTCTACAACAGGTATTGTGATCGCAGAAATGGGATCAGGGCAGTTAAGTATCGAGGCCAATGCGGGTGGGCCACTCGGATTGGGGGGTACCGGTGGCATTAGCATAGTAGACGATTCTACTACTAGTGGTATCAGAATACAAGAACAAAATAGTAGTGATATTGATATTCTACAACAAGGTAGTGGCAGTATTAACTTACAAACGACTTCCGCTGATTTAAGTGTACAAGCCGGTGCGGGGGGAGTATCTGGTAATCTTCGACTAGAAGCTTTTCAAAATATACTAATAACTGCCACATCTGCCGTTAATATATCGGGTGCCCAAATGGGGTTTTATGGTCAAACACCTATTAGTCGACCAACCGTTACTGGATCAAGGGGCGGCAATGCAGCCTTGACTAGTCTTATTACTTCGTTGGCTTCATTAGGTCTTATAATTGACTCAACTACATAAGGTTACTATATAAAACATGTCTAATTCAGTCTTCCCTAGCGGCATAGATTCATTTATTGATCCGGGTCCCAATACTCCACAGAACGCCGCGCAGCCTCACCACTTGATGCACTCTGTAGCTAACGATGCTATCGTAGCCATGGAAACTGCACTACTTCAGCAGGTTATGGCATATTCTCCAGTTATAGTTCCAGATTTATCCAAGGGTAATGTTATTGTTATAGGCGCACTAACTGGTGATGTTCAAATATCAGCAGCTATTAATGCAGCCTCGTATTCTTTACCTTTAGTGTTTGTATTTACGCAAGACTCTAGTGGTGGTCATAGTGTAGTCTGGAATTCGTCTTACGCTACAACTTGGGGACCAGATCCTACACCCAATAACTCAAGCGCAATTGGATTTATCTATAATGTAGCGACGGCAACATGGATTCCCGTTCATGCCTTTCCTGATCAGGTATCTATTTCTACGGTGGGTGGCAATTTAAGTATTTTAGGTAACTTAACTGTCAGTGGGCAAGGATATTTTAGTGGTACTCTTAATAGTTCTGGAATTAGTGATACTTTAGGTATTACTACTAATCAAACGCTTACAGCCCATAATGGATTGAGTGTTACAGCTGGTGGCGGTTCTATAACCGGTAACGTAGGTGTAACGGGTAATGTAAATACCACGGGTAAGGTAACGGCTGTTCAGGGTTTAGTTGCTACAAGCGGTGGAGCTGCGATAACTGGCAATAGTACTATCACGGGGAATCTATCCTTAACGGGCAATACCACTGTGGGTGGCAGTTTAATCGCTAGTAGTACTTTGAGTTTGGGTGGTGCAGCTACCTTATCTTCTACGCTAACTGCAGCCGGTCAAATTACCGCATCTTCGTTCTATCTTGGAAATAGTGACTTCCATGTTGATACTTCAGGCAATATAGTTGGTGCAAGTCTCAGTACTGGATCAGGAAATATTACTGGTCATACAATAACTGGTACTACATCGATAGTTAGTAATGGCCCCATTTCGGCAAATGGAACTATAAGTACAACATCAGGCGTTATCTCTTCACCGGGTGGTTTCACTGGTATAAGTGGACATTATGCTCCCATGGTACCATTTGGTGGTAACGGATGGTTAGTACAATTTGGGACTTCAGTTATTACGACTAATGGCAGTGGATTTGGCACTGTTACATTCCCGTCAGGATTTCCTGGAGCTTGTAGTAGTGTGGTAATATGCGATGGTGATTGGAGCGGAACCATACCTATTGTATTGTCATTGGTGAATCCATTGACTACCTCTGGATTCAACCTTCATGCTGATTACAATAATGCTTCACTAGGTGGTACCATTCGTGTTAATTGGATAGCTTGGGGATACTAAGGTTTAAATTATGACTATAAAAATATACAAGAATGATAATGGCTCATATGAATGGGTCGAAGGCACTTATACTAAAGATGATTTTGATCAAGCGAGAGCAGCTGATGATGCGGTTACGTGGTTAGAACAGCACGCCGAGATTATCCCTCGTCCTAGTTAAATAATCTGATATAATCTATATATGTCCGAAACCATTGCAGAAATAAAGATCACCATTAAAGATGATCAGGTAGTCTGGGATATTGGTAATCTCGACATTCCTAATGTAGTATTCTGGTTAGAAGAAGTAAAGTTTATGATCCTAGCCCAAGTACGTGGAGATGATTCCGTTGTCAGAACAACCAACTATTGATATCAATAAGATTGTAGCTAAGTATCAGGCAATTATTTCTGATATTCAGCTACAGAATATTCTTTTAAACATTCGAGTCGAGGAGCTACAGCAGTCGCTGTCTGCTCAAATGGCTGCAGCAGCTCTCGGTCAACAGACCGTAACTCCTGCGTCAACTGTAGCAAGAGCCTCCAAAGCTAAAGATTAATTTATATACCCTTTACTATAAGGGGGGTCACGCACCGTTAAAGGAATGATATGGCCCTCAAAGATTTAGTACCTTTTATAGGTCCTCAAGAGCGGGACGGGAGTAAGAAAAAAGATCTTACTCCTGCTCTTGACGAGGAAGATCTAAAAGTACTTCCTAAACTCTTTCGATCAATCGGTTTAGCCGTAGGTTATACAGGTGGTACCTACAGCATTGGCTATAATCGTGTTAACTTTGAACCTGCGCCGTATGATTTTGATAGGATTATACAGGCTGTCGATACAGACTCCTATGTGAAGCAGGGATTCAACCAGTATAAAGAACTCTTCTGGAAAGAAGGGTATACAATTATCTCTCAGAATCCTGAGGCTGTTGAGTATCTAAAGCTCCGTATCCAGTTTATGGAACTGTCGATGAAGAGGAGCTTTAATAACTTCCTAATAGATGTTGCGGACCAACTAGTTAAGTTCGGCAATGCTTTTGTAGTCAAAGTCCGTGCAGATATAAATGAGTTCTTCCCACTTGATATTCATCCCGTATACGGAACTAAGCCTGTAATTGGGTATGAACTCCTACCGGCTGAGACCGTAGAGATTATGCGCGATTATCATAACAAGCCTATAAAGTATCGCCAGAATATATGGGGTGCACATGGCTATAATGCTCCCTCCGGTTTTGGTCGGGGCGAGCGCGGGTATGCTAATCTCCTACCTACTTGGAAACCAGAGCAGGTAATTCATTTCTCGGTAGATGTCAAGCCTGGCCGACTTTTCGGTACGCCGTTCTTCGTGGCAGTTATGGATGATGTGATTGCTCTACGTCAGGTAGAAGAGGACGTTCAGAATTTAGTACATAGAGAATTATTTCCTATCTATAAATATATTGTTGGTACAGAGGAGCATCCCGCTGAACCTGACGAGATTAATGCTGCAGTAGGTTCGATTGAGGGTCTTGGTACTGGTGGTGGCATTGTCCTGCCAGAACGACATGATATTGATGTTGTAGGTAGTCAGGGTAAGGCACTTGACATCCAACCTTACCTAGACCATTTCAAAGAACGCGTTGCTGTCGGTATGGGGTTGACTAAAAAGCGTCTTGGTATGTCACAGGCGAATGCAGCCAAAGACGAAGAAGACGATACCAAGATCTTTGATAAGATCAAGCTTTATCAGAAGACCTTCGGTGAATTGATACGTCTGCATATTTTTAATGAGCTTCTGTTGGAGGCGGACTTTGATCCATTCGTTGCTCGCAAGGATGTCTTAGATACTTGTTATTTTGTATTTAATGAGATCGATGTCGATACTCAGGTTAAGAAAGAAAACCATATTATCCAGAAGTGGATTTCTGACTTAGTTATTTGGGACGAAGCAAGAATCCAACTCAAGGAGCCACTCGATGCAGATAGACAAGAACTATATACTGCAATCTCTAATAGGGAACTTGCTCCACCTGAAGCTCCTGGTAAACCAATTAAACCAGGTACGGGAACACCGGCCTGGACCCAAAACTTAAATGGTAAAGGTAAAACAAATCCCAACGCTAAAAAGCCAGCGACAGGAGGGTCACCTCCAACTGCGGCTGGTGGAGTCTCGGTAAACAAGCCTGCGGTAGCTACGCGCGGCGGTAGTAATAATGGGCCTAAGTTAACTGGTCCACCTAGTATTTCGAAGTCAGCTAATACTGCACCTCGACAGAAAGCTGTAGCTAATAAGTCTATGCCAACCAACCAATATGGTACAAGAACTTCGAATATCCGTAAGAAGCCACAAAAACTTACAGCATCAGATCAATCTGATATAATGTTCCTAGAAGAATTAACAGAACTCCTAGGAGATGAATAAATGAGCGATGAACAGTTCCGTCCCCAGTCTGCTCCACGTCCCCTGTATAGAATGCAGGAAGATTTTATGGCTGGCCTAAAGCAGACAACCGACAATAACCAGCCCCTTATGGCTCTACAGTACGCCCATAAGGCTATTGAGAATCTAATAAAGCGCGTTGAAATGTTAGAGCAGGATGTTGTAAATCTGCTAGAGCGTGCGCTTCCACAGGAGAAGCCAGCAGCTAAGGCCCGTACTAAGGCTGAAGAGGTTCCAGCAGAAGTATAAGATGAGTTATATTATCATATCAGCTCCCGTTTATCAGCGAGAGTGGATATTACCCACATGGTTTGCTTACATTGAGTCCCAGGATTGGCCCTTAGCCGACCTGGGATTCGTATTTGAACTTGCACCCAACGACGATGCAACCTTAGGCTGTCTTATTGATTTTCACGAAAGACACCCAGAAGTACGTCATTTCGACCTTCATGTAAATCATCAGGTTCCACATAAGACTCATCCAGAAGGTACTCGGTCTTGGACTAAAGATCACTATATCCATATGGCAACAATGCGAAATAATATCTTAGATAGAGTTACGCAACTTAAGCCAGATCGTCTTTTCTCCTTAGATACAGATGTTCTCTTGGAAGATCCACGTACAATATCCAAATTATTTGAGTTAACTCATACCCTTCAAGCGGTTAATCCTCTATTATATATGACTCCAATAAACATCGATTTTCCCTCGGTTATGACTTGGGTCGCAGATGGTAGAGCCTTTCGTGATCATTCTAGATATCCTTTAGGTGAAGTATTCCAAGCTGATGTAATTATGGCAGCGGTAATGATGACACCCGTGGTTTATCGGAACGTTCGTTATGCTTGGCATAAGCAGGGGGAAGATTTGGGTTGGTCCCGTGATGCCGCAAATAAGGGCATTAAACTCTACTGCGCAAGTAACCTTTATTCTCCCCATATCATGAGTAGACAGATGCTTGAGGAATATTTGGAGAGGGGAGATCCCCGAAAACTGATGTATCTAGAAAAAGTAGCGCATCGGCTAGGAATCTATCCTTAAATTTTATACCTTAATACCCTTACTATTGTTAAAGTAGATATCGCTCTTAAGTAAAGGATTATTACATGGCTCAGCAAGAGACATATGCCGACGCAACGCCTGATATGAACATTGCTGCCGACAAGTCAGCAATATCAGCAGCTCAGGGTACTTTGTCAACCAACGCCCAAAAAGAAGTTGCACTTGTTTTCCAGCATGCGACACCTAATGCTTATATAGTTCAGGATCAACATCTTCATGATCAGGTAACAGTCGATCTAGATGATCTAGCTATCCAGGAGCGTCAGAAGCAGCTCGATTTAGTGACAAACGTTTATGGAGAATCGGGTCCGGCATCGGATCTTACTGATTCACAGGCGAAACTAGCTGGCCTTCAAGAGCAGAAGACCTCAGATCAGAATCTGCCCTAAGGATATTCGGTGGCGGGTGCGGATAAATTAGTCTGCGCAATCTGTGGAAGATCCATAGTTAGTAATGAAGATCTGCACGAAGATTTCGACAAACTACAGAATGTATGGAATTTCCATAACCAATGTTTTGAGAAATTTAACCATAGAGAATATAAGAAAAAGTAATAGACTTTTACTATTTTAGATAGGCGTATTTGGAGGCCTTTATCAAATGTTTAGTTTCACGGAAAATATTACCCTTGAGATTCCCAACGTAGAGGAGCAGCTAGCTAACGTATTCACGGAGGCTGAGCGAGGCAATAAGGGTCTTATCATTGAGGTCGCCGCAATTCATGAGGGCCTTACAAACAATAACACGTTTTATTCAAAGGAAGAGCTGGAGTCCGCTCTTGAGAGCTGGGTAACTCCTTACCCTAAGCCAGTTCTAATTAATCATGATCCTAAGGCTGAACCTCTGGGCCGCGTAATTGCAGCTAAGATGGACCAAGAAGCTGATGGTACTCCATTCATTCGTCTACAGCTTGCAGTTACGGATAAAGCTGCTTGTGAGAAGATTGTTTCACAACGATACCTAACCGGTTCTGTAGGTGGCAAGGCAAAGGAAGCTGTTTGTTCGATCTGTGGAGAGAACTGGAGCAACGCCTCTAGCTTTAGTGCGCCTTGTAAGCATGCTCGTGGTAAGGTCTACAAGGGTAAGACCGCCTATCTAGCAATGAAGGGCTGCGAGTTCAAAGAGTATTCTTGGGTAAATATGCCAGCCGATGGTCGTTCGGGTGTAAAGGAGATTCATGCAGATGGTTCTCCCGCAACAGGCCAAGAAGGCGACGAAGCAGAGGATGAGGGTTGGGTACGTAGTGCTCGAATCTTCTCTCTGTCAATGGACAAAGAAGAGGTTATGGAATATACCGAATCTGAGCAGGTTGATATTCTTCTAGATCTTAAGAAGAAAGACGCCTCAAATCAGTATATGCAGATGAAAGGCGCATTCTTGAATGCACTAGCTTCGGAGCTTACTGAGTCAGAAGAGGAAGATATTCTCGCTATTTCAGAAACCCTTAGTGATGCACTAGCAACTACTGTAGTTTCGGAAGAGGAGTCAGATGAGGGAGAAGAGACCGACGAGGAACCTTCGGCCGAAGAGGACGAGACCGACGAGACCGCCGCTGAGGAAACCGAGAACGAGGAAGAAGATGAGGTAGAGGAAGCCGATGGCGATCCTCGCACCAGTCATGGTGTTCGTACCGATGCTCGCGTCCGTCGTTCAGAGAGCCAGGAAAAGGCTCATAAGAAGGACATCGATCCTGAAAGATCTACTGGGGCACCTCTATCTCGCCTCTCAGACGAGAATCCCAGTGATGTAGAAGAGGCAAATGATAGCTTTGATGAAGTATCTGAACTCAGTGAACGAATTGAAGAGCTTGAGTCACAAGTTACCGAGTTAGAAGCTGCCGCTACTACACTCAGAGAGGAAAACGCGAAGCTGAAAGCCGCTCTCAAGCGAGGCTTGGTTGAACGCGTAGTTGACACCAAGATTACTCTAGGTATTGTCAACAAAGAAGACCGCGCTGGTGAGATTGATGAGCACCTAAATCGTTCAGCTTCATCGCTGGCCGATTCGCTCAAGGATCTTATGCATTATGCCCCAGCTCGAGTCACGCCCGATTATCGAGGCGTTCCAACTATTGAGGCAAGCGTTGACGCAGGTTACGCCGTAGGCAATAGTTCTAAGGAGCCAATCGAGGGCTTTTCTGAGGAATCCCAAAAAGTAAATCCAGTAGACTTCTTCACTGATGTCTTTATGGATCGCAAGAAACTATACTAATACGGAAAGGTATTTAAAATGGCTCTAGCCGCATTTCGTAAGGTTTATGGTAAGAACGGTTCAGGACGCTTCGTCGTATCTGAAGGTGCCGCTCCCCATAGCTACCTCCTACCCCATGAGGGTCTTCCGACCCTCTACACCGACCTAGAGGACAATCGTTTTGAGATTGTCATTGCTAAGGGTACAATCCTCTCGGTTGTAGCTGACGCTAATGGCGACTCACGCGTTGTCCCTGCAAACGGCTCTGGTTCAGGCCAGACCTATAACGATGGTGAGTCAGCAACCCCCGTCACTGTAACTGTGCCCTCACAGTCAGTGCCAATCGGTTGCGCTCAGTATGACCTATACCGTCCTTTCGATAAGGGTACCTCTCAGGGTGCAGGTTGGATTACAGAAGGCTACGTTGAGTGGCCTCTGATTTCTGGCCTGAATGACACTCTTACTCCAGGCGCTCTTGTCCGTTCGGACAACATTGGTCGTCCTGTGGCTATGAACCTCGGTTCAGACCCATACTACGTAGCAGTAGCTAAGGTTGTAGAGATCGAGAAGTTCGCTTTGAACTTCGATGATGGCCTGCTATCTTACATGCTTCTGCCTTCGGATCCTGGTGCTCTTAAGCTTGTTTGGGAGCTAACTCAGACTGGTCCTTATCAGGGCAAGCTTGGTATTCGCTCCAATCTAGACGTTACAAACGTCGTTGGTGCATTCCGCGCAGTTCTAAAGAAGTAACCTTTGGGAGGGCGGATCTAAAAATCCGCCCTCCTTTATAAAATCATATAAACCCTATTACTATTCGAAATACACAAAACACAGCGAAAACCTCCCTATTTGTGAGGAAGCTGCTGAACGTAAAGAAAATACATAAAGTAGATTCCTTTCAAGGAGGAAATGAAATCAAATGAGTAAGAGTATCGAAGAACTCCTAAATGGCACAGATGCCTGGCAGACTGCTTTCACCGAAGACGGTTACGTGGGAGATAATAGAATTACGATCAACGAGGCTTTCTCAAGTCCGGATGCTCCTATTCTATTCCCCCGTGTTATTAACCGTACTCTTCGTGAGGCAGCTGAGCCACAGCTTCTAGTTACTCCGCTTCTAAGCACCGTACGTCTAGGTCAGGGTCGTTCACTAGAGTTTCCAGCTGTGAACGCTATCCAGGCTGCTGAAGTGCCTGAAGGTCAGGAATACCCAGAGCAGGCTCTAGCCTTCGCAAAGCAGATTGAAGGTAAGGTATCGAAGAAGGGTGTGAAGGTCGCCTTCACAGAGGAAGTTATTGCTGACTCACTTTGGGATATCGTAGGTCTGCATGTGCGTGCCGCTGGTCGTGCTATGGCCCGACTAAAGGAGCAGATTGCACTAGCCCGCTTCAAGAATGCTGCCACTGTTGTTATTGACAACCTTGACCTCTCTGGCACCTATGTTCACACCACTGGTCGTGACGTAAACGGCGCTTACAACGGCTCTATTGTATGGGATGACATCCTAGACATGGCAGCTGTTCTAATCGCTGAGCATCACATCCCAACCGACTATATTATGCATCCGCTAATGTGGTCTATCTTCCTCAAGGAGAGCATCTTCCATCAGGGTGGAGCTAATGTAGCTCAGGCCTGGGGTTGGAAGATTGGTGATCCGCCTGCGAACCTGAACTCGACCGCCCCATTTGGTCTCAACGTTCTTGTTTCTCCATTCGTTAGCTTCACTGCTAAGACTAACTCAACCAATGCTATGTCAGATGTGTTCCTGATCGACCGTAACGAGGTCGGTGTTCTACTAGTCAAGGACGATATGTCCACTGACGAGTTCAACGATCCTACTCGTGACATTCGTTCACTTAAGATGAAGGAACGTTATGACATCATCATGCTAGGTGACGGTGAAGGAATCACTGTTGCTAAGAACATCAGCCTAGTTCGTAACTACGAGCCAGTTGCTATCCGTTCACTCGGAAGCGCAATCTAAACAGACTTCCACTGCGACAATTAAATATTCGAGAGGACCGTCTTCGGGCGGTCCTCTTCTTTTCTGATATACTTAATATGTGAAGAAGCTAGACGAAGAAGATGGCTCAGTGGAGTACGGCAAGAGGACAGTAGACAGAGAAGTAACATATCTAGATCTTCGTGAATTCTGGGAGTCAGGCTATTTACAAGAAGTAAATAGATTATTCTTTCATCCGCTAGGCTTAGCTTTAGAGTTGAAGTTTAATAGTGACGGTCCAATTCATCTTGGTGGTATATGGGATTACAGAGATGATCCAGAGGGTGTACTATTCTCTACGCTTGACCGCGAAGAAGATTTGATCAAAGCAGAACGAGTACAAAAAGAATTCGAGAAACACAAGGAAGCAAGAATTGCTTTACTTGGTTCGGTTATACAACCAATAGAACAAAGGAATTAAATGTCTGTAGTTTATTTATATGATTCTGTCAATCAGGCTAACATTCCTGCATCAGCACAGATTGTAGGAGCATATACTGATGGCGCTTTTGCTAATGTTGCTGCAGCTAAGCAATATCATCCAAATGCTTTTATCGTAACTATAACAGTATTTGGTTCTCATAATCAAGGGGCGATGGTCGTAGATTGCGAGACAGGAGATGTTACACCTGTGGCAGCTGCAGTTTGGGCCAGCGCCGAACGCCAGGCAGGACGTTATCCAACTATCTATACTAGTGTTTCCAATATCTCTAATGTAGCTACACAGTTACAACAACATGGATTACACTTTTCGACAGATCCTAACGATGCTCATGGTGTTTATCTATGGGCTGCAGGATATACTAACACACCATATCTTTGTAATGGTTCAGTAGCGACACAGTGGAAAGATGCTGGTCCATATGACATTTCGGATACTAATGGTGTGTGGCCCTATCATCTCTTACCAACTAATCCTCCCCCTCCTAGTCCAACTCCGGTGAATATGCTAACAAATTGTATCGGTGGGTTTCCCACCAAAGACGGTAAAGGTTATTATTTAATTCAGGCTGATGGAGGTGTCTTCTCTCATGGAGATGCTGCTTTCCATGGCTCGCTTGGTAGTGCAAAACTTAATGCTCCCATTGTCGATGGTGCTCTAACTGTCAGTGGTAATGGTTATTACCTAGTGGGAGCTGATGGCGGTGTCTTCTGCTTCGGAGATGCTAAGTTCTTCGGTTCTACTGGGAACGTAAAGCTTGCGCAGCCTATTGTAGAACTTAAGGTTACCCCTACAGGCAATGGCTATTGGCTAGTTGCCGCTGACGGTGGAGTCTTTAACTTCGGTGATGCTGGTTTCTACGGCTCAGGAGCCTAAGAAAACTAAATACTCTTGATTGACCGCCCTACGGGGCGGTCTTTCTTTTTGAAATTACTATTTATCTTACCATGACCTTTTACTTCGATCCCAGCGGTAATGCACAAATGCCGAATGTGTTTTCGGTCGTTGCCCCTCTATATAATGACCCGCATGTACAGGTCTTTGATACGGCTGTTGCTATCAAGTTTCAAAGGAGTGTTAGTGTCGCATCACTATTAAACTCCACTGTTACACTTCAAACTAATGAAGCAACTCCCCAAACAATCCCTAATGCCTTTGCTCCATTCAACAACGGTAACTACAATACTCTTTCCAAGATTCTAACACTTAATTTTTTACGTGGAGTCCAGGCTGCAACATCATATACCCTAACAATTACTGGGGTCACAGACGCTGTAGGAAATGCACTTCCTCCTTTTGTCTATCACTTCTCAACTAATGCAGCTACAGTTTTAGAGAGTGCTCCAGCGGATGAGCCTCTTTATATAGAAGATCATTCTATACTTACAAACTTAGCAACAGATCTAAACGCTATAATTCAGCCTAATCCAGCTTTCTATCTAACTAACACTACTCCTGATAATCAATCAGATATTGTCGTACCGATTAATTATCGAAATGGTGTTATATCTGTAAGTTTTAACGTATTGCCAGACTCAACTTACATAAGCACTACATATTTCCAGCTTCAGTGTCGTCCAATTGCAAGGGGAATGAATCCTTGGCAGACTGTCACCGCTGCTGTTATTACTGTAAGTGGCAATACCGTAAACATCTCTGTTCCATCGCTACAAGATGCGACTCCGGTAATCTCTATACCAATTACTGATCCATACTTCAACTACTACAATGATGCGTTAGGCAACTACGGTGACGCCTATGTTAATGCTCCATATCCAACAGATATCTTTTATGGGTATGGAGCACCAATTCCAATGTTCTGGATGGATGGATATAAGTATCGGTTAAAGATTTCTGGTGCTGTGGGATATACAGATCAGTATGGCAACTTTAACCCATTAGGGTCTGATCAATATATTCGTTTCTTAGTAGATCCACAACCAATGGTGCTGGATCCTGAAGAGTTCTATCCCCTATTCCCTCAGGCCTCACCATATGAAATTGCAGAACTTGTAGCGCAACATTCACAAGAAGCTCAGAATATCTTAAAGGTCTTAATGACAGACACTTTGGCTGGGCTTATGGACAGAGATGCGATAATCGCACAAACGGTTCAAGACTTTGTACAAGCAGCAACTTGTTGTGCATTGAGTCGTATTTACGACGTTCTTTCTGGGGCAGGCCAAGGTGCCGTTACTATTGGTGATCTAACCTATTCTTTTAATCGAATGATTAAAGATAGTGTGAATAGATCTAATGCACAAACATGGTGTGAGTTAGCTGCAGTTGTGCGAAACGAGTTATATCAACTCTCTAAGAAGTCCGGTATGCGTGATGTATACCGTGGAGCAAAGCGACACAATCCAATGCCTGAGCGCCAGATCCATCATGTTGAATGGAATGATTGGTCGGTTTACTCTAAGCCTGGTAGCTAATTATGTATAATCAAACTGATCCAGCAACTGTCTTCTTGGCAACTTTAGCTGCCTTTGGCGAGGACATATATTTACAAAGACGCGTATATAGGCGCGGTAGTGGTTTATATTCATTAATTCGTAATGAGATAAATTTAGAAGATCAAACGTGGGATATTTATAACGAAAATTTAGAGTATGATTCAGCAGAAGGCTATAATGGCCGTCGTCTAGAGTCTGAACCGGGGGAGAACCCAAGTGTTACAGAAAATCCAGACATTCAGACGGCAGATGAATCATACTGGTCGAACAAGATTGAACGTTGGACCGTACGTTATACTATGGCATCTCGTAAGACTCAAATCCCGGATATGGAAATGGATCGGCCAGAAGGCGAATCACATTCGATACCGATGATTATGTACTTTCCCCCGGCAGCTATCCCCAATGAAGGTGATAGAGTTTATATTCCCGATAAGCGCTTTCCTAATGGTACGACCCTTTGGGAGATACGTTACGCGCACCCAGAGGTAGGCTTAAATAGACAACCTGTTTATTATCTCTGTGGGTTGGCACGTATGAGTATCGAGGGTCAACAACTTGGTGGTTAATTTATGACTTTTATAGATGTGAACAGGGTTGCCCCGAGTATCTCTGGTGTTATTAATGTCAGTCAGAACTATAATGTTCTTAATGTTGGTCTAACTGATAAAATATTCCTTTTAGGGCATGGAGATCTTCCTACCCTTAATGACCCATATGCAGTTACTGATATTAAAGCGGCAGTTGCAGCTCTAAAATATGATGCTAACTCTCCGCTGATGCGGGGATTATTAGAGTGCTATTATGGTCAGGCTAAGGATATCTATTTAGTAGCTGTGGCTCCGATGTCACAATACATATCAGATCCAAGCCAAAGGGACCAATCATGGTATGCGACGTATGCTGCTCAATTGCAGGTCGCTTACAATGTAATAGTTGATTGGGATATTGTGCAGTGGATCGTTCCACTAGAGGCTCCCTTTAACGTACTTGGAGTAGACTTTCTTACTCCTCTAGCAGAACATTGTGCCGATTCATTACTTGCAACCGGTTCTATGAGAACTGGGTTATTAGGTACCAGAAAGGGTGTTGCACTTACTGAAGCCGAGATTTCGGCTATGGTTGCGGACCCACGTATTACTCCCGGTAATTCCCTATATATTAATAGAACTAAAGAGATTGGCCAATACGTAGCAGTATTTGTGGGTGAAGGTTTAATCAATCTACAGGAGATGCCTACTTCATATGTGACTTCTCTTACAGCCTCAATTGCTGGACAGTTATGTCAGTTACCTCTGAATCGGAGTATTTCTAATTTCGTTTTACCTAACATAGTTGGATTGGTTCAAACTCCGACCTCCTCACAGACTTCAAGAATAGCTAATGCTAGTCTGAATATGATGACTCTAACTACAATGGGTCGTCGTGGGAAGCCTTTCCAGGTTATCTGTTCTTCGGATAATACATTAGCTCCACCCTTTTCGGATTATTGGTGTATCAGTAATACTAGAGCGGTTCAAGATATCATCGATGTCATTGCTGGTTTATCGAGGCGCAATTTAGGTGGAAGCTCCTTAGTATCATTCCAATTAGCTGTACAGAATTATCTTGTGGGTTTAGTTAATAAGGGTATGATTCAAAACTTTAGTTTGGTTGTTAATCGCAATCAGAATGATAGTAGTAATATAATAGTTAATGTGGGCATTCAGCTATATGGGATGTTGCGCACAATTGAATTCGTAGTCAATGTAGGACCAGGTACATAAAAATGCAACAGCCGCCGATTTACCAACATAACAGATTAACTGCTACAGGTAATTTGGACTATATTAGGTTTATGCGTGTAGTACAAAAGACCTGGATAGATACTCACCCCGATATCCCACTTATAGCCGCTGGAGGCCCGGAAGTATCTAAATATCCTGTAATAACTTATCGTTTAGCGTATCGAAACACCGTTAAAGACGAGACAAAGCCTCGATACCGTGAGACCATAGCTACGCGTCCGCAGGATTCGGCAATTGTGAATAAAGGCCAGAGGTTTAATAACTATATTACCTTTACTGTTTGGACCGAACGAGATCCCCATCTGGCCGAAGCTATTATTGAGCAATTTGAAGACTTCATGCTAGAGATGACCCCGGTATATAAGCAACTAGGGGTATCAGATATCTTCTATGGTCGCAGAGAACCTGATACAGAAGATCAGCGTCCTCTAGGAAAGATAATGCATGAAAATTCAGTTACTTTCCAAGTAATTACAGAAAAGATCATTCAAGTTGATTACAATAAGCTCAATACGGTTTATGTTAATATTCAAACATACCTAGCAAGTAATCCCGTATGGCTTGAAGAAGCAACACCTACTATCTATTTGGATATAATCGATCAGTTTAGCGGTAGTACTCCTAACTAGTAGATACAAAGAGGCCTTGTTGGCCAAAAGAGAAGTTTTTTATAGGCTTCATGATTACTATCATAAAAGAATAGATTTTATGACCTTTCCGGCCCTGTGTCGGCATTCGTATTCGATTAAAAGAAAGTTTTCGGAGGTTAAGGCAAGTGGCACTTCCTGGTGTAACTACCATTATCAAGGATCAATTTTATAGTCTTAATAAGGCTACTCCTCCAACGGGACCCCAGGTTTGTGTAATCGCAGGCCGGAATACCGCTTCGGGAACGGGTGGTGTCATTGACCTAGATCCTTATCGTATCTTTAGCGAGCAGCAGGCAATAAATGCTTTTGGCGCTGGCTCACAAGCGCATCGCGCATATCTTGAACTAGTAGCAGGTGGATGCTCCAATATTGTAATTGTGGCCCTACCATCATTCGCAGTAGACGCCGATCTAGTCAAAGAAGGCAATGTTACTGACGCTCGTGGTACTGGTGTACTAAATATCACTGATTCTGCCTTCCAGGCAGCTCAGACTGCACAGCCGGATATTATTGTTCCTTGGGGTCGTGGTGGTCATCCACTTGACTGGACCCTAACTAGCGCCACACCTAACGCATATCTATTCGACGCAACTCCCGGAAACAATACCTCGGTACCCGCTGCCCCAGCATTTGGATACTACGCTGACATGACTAGTCAAAGTGGTATTCCGATGGTAACTCGAATTGCACAGCTAACGGCAGGGATCACTTCAAGTTCTAGCCCATGCTTCTCTATTATGGGTGTTCGCCCATATGTTGGTATCGGTGCTAATGCAATGCAGAACGTTACTGCAGCAGAACTTCAGAATTATCTAGCCTTTACAAACTTCCAGAGTATATCTGGGGTTTATCCGCTAGCTACGCTAGCTGCAAATAAGAGCGTAATGGGAATGTATGGTCCTTATGTTTCTGTTGTAGTCGGTGAATCTACTCCTGTTACATATCCATTCGATCAGGTGAATGGTATATATGACTGGGGTTATTCAAATAGTGCTTGTGCATATGCAGCTACGTGTCAGCAGCTATCAGCTTGGATTGCACCAACAGGTAAGCAATTGAGCAATATCTCTGCAGTACGTTACAATCCAGCACATTCACAGCTAGCTAGTGTAGACAATATGAATCTAGTTCCTCTAGCTTTGAATTTCAGTAATGTACCTTACTGGGTAGATGCTCCTACTTTCTCGCTAGTAGGTTCTGACTATGCTCGCCTAACAACAATGAGAGTAATCTTCGCGGCTGTGCAGTCAGTACGTCAGATTTCACTACAGTTCGTTGGTCAGCCTGCAAGCCTTAATGTTCAGAATGCTTTCCAGACTGCAATCAGCTCAGCACTACGTGGTATGATTACCCTAGGTGCGCTAAACGCCGCAGACTTCAATGTATCATTCCAGCCTGCACAAAATTCGGCAGAAGTCGATCTCGTCCTAACACCTGCTTTCGAAATTCGCTCGGTAACATTGAGTGTATCGGTGAACTTCTAAAAGTACTATAAAGATTAAGTAATATTCAGATGAAACGCTTTTATAGAAAGGGCGT